CAGCCGTCTGACGTTCCGGTTATCCGGCCGGTAAGCCCTCGCCGCATGACTGGATTCTACGCCGATGACGTCGATGATGAATGGCCGCAGTTCGCAATAGAGGTGAAGGTGATAAACCTTCCCAGGAACAAGTCGCAGATCCAGGTGGCGGTCTATGACGAGGACAAGCGGTATATCCTCGTTGGCGACGCAAATGTATCGTCGGCGGCGCAGATGAACCTACGGCTCGCGGACGCCGGAGATCCGAACCTCAACGGGCAGTCGCCGGTAGCGACGCACGGAATGGGGATATGCCCTGTGGTCCGCTTCCTTTATGAGACGGACCTCGATGGGGAGGATGACTGTAGCGGTGAAATCGAGCCGCTAATGCCGATACAGGACCAGATAAACTTCGACACATTCAACCTGATGATATCGACGCAGTTCGCCGCATTCCGGCAGCGGTGGGTTACCGGAATGGCTCCGGTAGACGAGCAGGGCCGCGAGGACGCGCCATTCAAGCCTGGCGTAGACCGGGTATGGGCCTCGGAGGATGCCACTACCAAGTTCGGTGACTTCGCGGAGACCGGGCTAGCTCCGTACAGCGCTGTCCGGGAGGACGGCATACGGCATATGTCGACAATCTCCCAGGTGCCGCCATATCACCTACTCGGCCAGGTAGCCAATATGAGCGCGGAAGCTCTTGCGGCCGCACGGGACGGTCTAGACCGGAAGATTGAAGAGCTACAGTCCGGACTGACCGACCCATGGCGCAACGTGTTCCGGCTAGACGCGCTCGCCGCTGGGGACAAGGACGGCTGGAACGATCTCTTTGGGACAGTTGTATGGCGCGATACCTCGGCTCGTGCGTTCGCTGCTACCATCGACGGGCTCACCAAGGCCGCGCAGATGCTTGGTGTGCCGGCAGAAGAGCTTTGGGCGAGGATTCCCGGAGCTACCGCCGATGACGTTGCGACGTGGCGGCTAGCGGCGCAGCGCGAGCGCGCCCAGGCTATCGTCCAGCAGGCGATTACGGCGCAGTCGCAGCCTAAGCTCGCTCCGGGTATGCAGCCAGCCAACTACATGCAGCCGAATACGGCGCAGCCGACCGAGCAGACCGCTATCCCGCAGAGCGCACCACCACCAGCCCTGCCGCAAACGGCTACCGGAGCTTAGGATGGCTAGCCTGGCCGGCCTCGCTAAGGTCCGGAGCCTTGGCGGTCTTGTCGACGTCGCGAAGGTCCGGACGCTTGAGGACTTCTGGCGCATGATGGCCGACGAGATCAAGGATAGGGCGAAAGAGCGCGCTGCTGAGGTCCGCGAGAAAACGACGGAGAAATACCACGAGGACGTTCAGTCATACGTCGGCCAGGCATATTACCAGGCGGGGCAGCAGGCTCTTACCGGGAAGACTGGTGAAGAGCGGATTACTGCGCCGGAGCTTTACGACATACCCGGAATGCGAGGGCATGCCGATATCGATTCGGCCGGGCTCGTAACGTTCCACCTGCCTGGGACGACAATAGCCGTCGATAACGCCGGAACGGTTACATTCGGCGTTCCGCATACGGAATTCCAGGTGAGCCAGAACGGCCAGATATTGCTGAACTATTATCAGGTATCTCAGCAGGCGATAGCGCAGCATGCCGTTGACCTAATCTTTCATGCCTGGGACAGCTATATCAATTACGAGCATTTCATGAAGGGCTGGGATCTAGCGAGCGACCTTATCAAGACGATTATCACCGGCTATTATGAGGCATCTTCGGCTCACGGGGCGGAATACTATGCGAATGCCCGCGCTCTTGAGGGATTCCGTCCTATCACCATTCCCGGAGCTATCCTGGATGACGAGCAGCTCGATAAGGTAACGCAGGCAATGGGCCCTGGATCGTTCTTTAGCCACCTTAATAATGATAATGACGCGCAGGCGGCTGGCGTAATGGCTCGTGATGACCTCGGTGGGGCTTCCGCGCGGCTCGTTATGAATGGCGGCCGGGCGACCGTAACGAATGCGGCTGTCAATGATACGTTTTCGGAGGGCTGGGAGCGGGTTATTGAGCCCAAATCCTGCGCTTTCTGCGCTATGCTAGCCGGACGCGGAGCCGTCTACAAGGAAAGCACAGTTGACTTCCGGGCTCACGATCGCTGCCATTGTGTAGCACGGCCGGTATTCCGGGGCCAGACGTCGGTCAATACCGGGCTCTCCGACGAATGGGCTAAAGCAACGAACGGTAAAAAAGGCAGCGCGGCTATTGCCGCCTGGGATCAGTACTGGAGTGATAAGAATGTCGAATCTATCAACAGCAACCCTCAAGAACCTACAGAAGCAAGGGCAGGCAATGCCGCCCTCGCCGGCCAACGATAGCGATGACCCCCGATTCCCGATACAGTCGCGCTCCGGGCCGTCCAACTCGCTATCAGCCGCCATTCAGGCGGTCGGCCGGGCTAAGCCGAATACGCCTGAAGAGCGCGCCAAAGTCCGGAGGTATATCATTAAGGTAGCGAATTCTAAGGGCTGGGGTGACGATATCCCGGATACCTGGAACAGTGATGGCACCCTCAAAACTGGAGGCGCATAATGGCGACCTACGGAGACAGGCTCATCGACCCTAGCGACGGCGCAGAGGTTACGTACCTCGCGGAGGATGACGGCTCCGGATGGCCGATTGTCGAGCAGGTGGGCGTCTCGCTCATCATAGCGATCGATCCGGCCAGCTTCGACAATTTCGACCCAGCTTAGACAGCCGCAGGGAGCGATTCTAGCGGCTTCGGCCGCGTCCGGCTCGCTCGCGTCCTCCGGAGCCCTCCCGGAGGCCGCAGGGGCTGGCTCTGCGCCGTGCCGGGCCGGTCTCGCCGGTACCTACGAACGGAGATTGTGATGGTTGCTGGGAAGGAAGCTACTCCGGCCGACGTCAAATCGACGGAGCGGCTGATGCACTACTGGGCAGAAGGCGCAGGACGCGCCAAGATCCAGTGGGGTGTGCCGGGCGACTTCGACCGGTGCCTAGTCGAGCTGGGCAAGTATGTCGGGCCGGACATCGTGAAGGGGCTCTGCGCAAACCTACATCACCGCGCGACCGGTGGATGGCCCGGTCATGCGCCCGGTGTCGAAGAGGCCGCAGCGGAGGCGAAAAAGGCTGAGCATTAGGTACGCCTTCCGTTATGCCGGTGAACGAGCTATTATCCCGGACTAGACCCGCGCGAGCCTAGGGCCGTTCGCGCCAGGAGAGATTACTATGAGCACACCAGCAGCGCCAGCAGATCCCGGAGCCGCACCCGCAACGGGAACGGCTCCAGCGACGGCCGAGGGCGAGCCCGGAACGGGCGCAACCACAGAAGACCAGGAATCTGCCGGACTGCTTAGTGGTATGCTCGCGAACGATCCGGAAGCCCTCGCGACTGAGCTTGATAAATGGAAGAAAGAGGCGCGGAAGTGGGAAGGCCGCGCCAAGACGAATTCTGAGGCTGCTGACAAGCTCAAGGTAATCGAGGACGCCAACAAGACGGAGCTACAGAAGGCCCAGGACGCGCAGCGTGACGCAGAAGAGCGGGCCGCAACGGCCGTCGCTACCCACGCTCGCGTTATGGCGGCCGCAGCCCACAACCTTCCCGTAGAACTCATCGATCACCTCGGAGCCGGAACGGACCAGGAGATCAATGATCGAGCCGAGCTAATCGCAAAGGCCATTAACGACCGGGCCAATACGCTAGCGGAGCAGCTAGTCACCGAAAGGCTAGCAGGAGCAGGCCGGAACGGCCAGCAGATGGGCGCACGCCCAATCGAGTCACTTAGGCCAGGATCAGCACCGTCGAGCGGCGGAACGCCCACGACTACTGACGAATGGTTTAGGAATCTGCTGAACCAGGGACGATAAGCGCGCTCGCAAAAGCGACTTACCGCGCGGCGCGCGGAAAGGCCGTTCAGGCATGGCTGCTATCTACAATGAGGGCATTTTCCGTTCATCGGGAACGCCCGACCCGCTTGTGCCGCAGCCGCTCGCTGCGGACATTATCCAGGAGGCTCCGAAGGCCAGCGCGGCTCTCAGCCTCATGAACCGGACAACCCTCTCTTCCAAGACTCAGCGCATGCCGGTGCTTGACGTCCTCCCGATGGCCTACTGGGTCGGCGGGGACACGGGCATGAAGCAGACCACGCAGCAGCAGTGGAAGAACGTCATCATGATCGTTGAGGAACTGGCGTGCATCGTGCCGATTCCGGAGGCGTACCTTGACGACGCGGACGTGCCGCTGTGGGCTCAGGTCCAGCCGCGTATCACGGAAGCGGTCGGCGCGCTCATCGACTCCGCTGTGCTGTGGGGTATCAACAAGCCCGCGACATGGGGTGAGTCGGTGTTCGTCGGAGCTACCAAGTCCGGCCACTCCGTCATCCAGGGCACCGGCGTAGACCTCGGCCAGGACGTCGCCGCTCTCGGCCAGGAAATGGCGCTGAGCGGCTACACGGTCAACGGCTTCGCCGCGATGCCTGGCATCAGCTGGCTGCTGACCGGAATGCGGTCGGAACAGGGTATCCCGATCTACCAGCCGAACATGCAGGCCTCTCCGGGCGGAACGCTCTACGGCTATAACCTCTCGGAAGTCAACAACGGCTCCTGGGAGATGCCAACGGCCGGAGCGCTCATGCTCGCCGGAGACTTCACCAAGTCGATTATCGGAATCCGCCAGGACATCAGCTTCAAGATGTTCTCGGAAGGCGTCGTGTCCGACGACACCGGCAAGGTCATCCTAAACCTCATGCAGCAGGACTCCGTTGCGATGCGGATGACGATGCGCCTCGCCTACGCGACCGTCAACCCGGTCACGATCATGGAGCCCGGCAAGGCGATCACGGCTCGCTGGCCTTTCGGCACCGTCCTCGGTACCGGAACCACGCCGCCCACGACCGGCGCGATCAACGTCATTTCGACCTACCCCGGTGGCACGCTCCTGTCCGCAGACGGCGTTCCTGTCGAGGACGAGGACGCGATGAACGCGCGGCACGAGCAGGAGCGCGAGGAACTCAAGGCACGGAACCAGGCCGCAGAGGAAGGCGCGCAGCGAACCAGGGAACTGGAGGAAGGTCAGGACGCCGGCACCGCCAAGGAAGCGGAGCGCGAGCCCGCCCATCGGCGTTCACGTTCGTGACAACACCATCAACGCTGCCCGGCCTCGCAACGGAAGAGGACATCGTTGCGAGGCTGGGCCGTGCCCTGAACCCAGTCGAGTCCGCTCGTGTCGATGCGATGATCGCGGACGGCTCCGCGATTATCCGGCGATTCTGTCGCGAGGACTTTGTCTGGTATGACGCGGACGTTCTCAAGATTGCCGGCGATGGCGGTATCATCAAGGTTCCGTGGAAGCCGATAGCCTCCATTGATGAAGTCCTCGCGCTTAGCGGTACTCCAGGCATTCCTAATATCGTGGTTACCTGGTACCACTTCGATGACATTGACGAGATCACCGTAATGAATCCGCGCGCCTCTGGGATCATTAACCTTCCGGAGGAATGGTATGAGGAGACCTTCTGGTATGGGGGAAGTTTCCAGGTTACCGGAGCGCACGGATATCAGCAGACTCCGGATGACGTCATGGCCGTCCTCTGTACGGCTATCATCTCGGAGCTTAGCACGCCCACAATGTCCGCTACGCTCGCCAGCGAGTCGATAGGTGCCTATAGCTACGCAATGCGGCGTACGTCCGGCGCTGGGCTAGCTGCGGCGCTTCTCGATGCGGGCATGAAGACTGTACTAGCCGACTACCGGACTATGACCGGTACCCTGAAAGTGAGGCTGTAATGCCAGTTTCCTGCGACGTCAACGCGAGCCCTTCCGCGCCGGATCACGGTGACACGATCACCGTCATTTACTCGGTTGATGGCAACGACCCCATCGACCCGACCTCCGCGACGATCACCGGCCGTGTCGTTGTCGGCGGAACGGCATACGACGTCTCCACAGCGGTGACGCTGCCTGGGACTCCGGCCGATTCTGTCGTGTACGACGTTCCGGCGTGCCCGGATCTTCCTGGGTTCGTTTCGACTTCCGACCCAGCGACGTTTACTACGACCGTTCCGTGACCGTAACAATTACCGGGGCCGTTACGGTCGGCGGTATCCGCTATCCGTGCCAATGCACGGTTGAGCTTCCGGAGGGGAGGCAGGCAGATGACATTTCCGTACGGCCAGACGGTGACGCTGATAAGCCGCGTCGTTAGCGGAACTGACGCATACGGCAACGATACCTATAGCGAGACGTCCACGGACATATCGCCGTGTGTGGTTCAGCCAGCTGGCTCTACGGAAACAATTCAGTGGACTGACGAGGTCGCGACGGACCTTATGGTATTCATGCCGTACGGGACCGATGTCGAGGCCGTGGACGCTGTCGAGATCAATGGCGACCGGTACGAGGTACAGGGTGACGTTAGCTCCTGGATGTCGCCGTTCTCCGGGCATACCTCTCCGATTCAGATGAGGGTGCGGAAGGTCTCGGGTGCGTCAGTATGACAGCGGAATTCCGGCCGGACCATAACGGCGTAGGCGAGATGCTTAACTCGCAGATGATGCAGGACGGGATGCTAATCGTCGCGGAGGCTATCCGGGTACGAGCGGAGGGAACCTCTCCCATCGATACACACGGGCCGCATCCGGGCCGTTACCGGGCGAGCTGGCATGTGCGGGTCCACGATCACGGAGGCGCGACCTATGACCGCGCCGAGGCTGTGGTCTATAACGACTCGCCGGAAGCTCCGTTTGTCGAATGGGGCCAATGGGGTAACGAGCCGGAGCATATCCTAGCGCGGGCTGCGTTTGTGAGGATCAGATGACTATCCCAATTCTTGTGCCGGTTTACCCGGATATCGAGCTGATGCTGATGTACGTCCTCGTGCCGCTGAATCCCGATATCAGGTTTGTTACCATTATGCCAGCCGGAGACCTTCCGCTCATTACCGCGCGGGTACACCGGACGTCCGGCGCTAACCGGAATATTGCGGTTGATAGACCTATTGTTGATGTAGATGTATTCGGCTTCAGTGCCGATGTTAATGCCGCCAGCGAGGCAGCCCGGACGATTCAGGCTCAGATTCTTTCCCTTATGGGTATAGCTCTAGCGAATGGGAGTGGAGTAATTCAGCACGCAACAACGGTAATCGGCCCACGACAGCTACCGGAGGCAAATCCAGCACTAGTCCGCTATTCAGCATCGTATGAGATTCTCGTACATTCCTGAGAGGAATGACAATGGCAGATCACACTCGCGCCGGTGACGACCCAGGAGCCGTCACGTACGACGTTATCGAGCAGCTTACCGGCCTTACCCCGCCGGCCAGCGGCACCTACAAGGACAACACCAACCTCTACTCGGCCGGAGACGTCGTTGTGTGGGTCGGCCAGCCCAACAACGCTGATCCGCCGCTAGGGATTGAAGACCCATCGTCACTCGGCTCCGGGATCTACAAGTGCCTGGGATGGGCCGATACCTCCGGCTACATTTTCAAGCTGGACGAGACGATCAAGGACATCCCGGCTGCAGGCGTCCTGACGCCGGTTCGCTCCATCCTCACGGGCGGTTCCAAGACCATCCAGTTCGTCTCGCTGGAGGCTGTCAACCCGTACGTCCGCGCGCTCTACGATGACGTGCCAGTCTTCCCTGTGGCCACGTCACCGCTCAAGCCGGGAGCTACCCCGTCGCCGCCAGCGCTACCGGCAAACACGGTCACGTACGTCATTCCGGATCCACCGGCCGATAACCGGTACAGTTTCATTTTCGACAGCATCGACGGCCTCAAGCAGCAGCGGCTGTACGCTCCGTTCGCGAAGGTCACGGCGCGAGGTAACGACCAGGCTCAGCAGGGCGACATCGTCATGACAGACATGACGATCACCTGCTACCCCGGAACGATCGGCGCAGTACAGAACGCCGTGCTGCAGCGCACGGTCAATTACGGCAAGTCCATGGCCGCTTACTTCACGTAGAACGGGCGATTATAATGACAGAGCCACTGCGCGAAGTAGAGCCGGACGATGATGACATCGAGGTCGATGTTGACCTTGACCTCCTGAGCGATACGCTCCGCAAGGAAGCCGTAGGCGAGTCCACGACCGTCCGGATTGACGGGACAATCATCCACGTCGCGCACGCCGGAGACTGGTCGAGCAGCGCCATGCGCTCAGCCACGACGGGCGACTGGGAGACCTGGGCGCGAGAGGTCATCTTTGATGACACCGAATTCCAGGCCTGGGTGGACGCGGACCTCCACAACTACCAGATCGAAGCGGTATTCAACGAGTGTGGCCGGCAGGCGCGACTCAACATGGGAAAATCGAGAAGGCAGTCTGGCTCACGGAGAACTTCCCGGAGGAAATAGAGGCAGATCTGCATCGGTATTACGGCCTTAACCTCGGCCTGTTCTTTGTGCCGGGCTCCGGCCTATCCTGGCGCAAGCTGCTTGCGCTTATCGAGCACCTGCCACCGGAGAGTACCTTGAATACTGCGATCCGGAATGATATGCCAGAGGATGAAGTGCTGGCTAATTTCGGTGACCCGGTAAATGCTCCGTGGAGCCCGCTTGAGAGCCTCGTTGCCTCGCTCATAGACGAGGTAAGGCAGCTGGCCTGGATGTACGCCAGCTCTCATTCCGACGCGACGATAAAGCGGCCGGAGCCTATCCGCCGGCCAGGCATTACCGGCCGTAGGTCTCGCGGGAAGCACCGGATGACAGCTGAGGAGATTAAGGCAATCGATCCGCGTATGCGGAATATCCCGGACGATCAGGTTCAGGATGTGCTTAATGCGCTAACCGGGAGGACGCCATGACTGATATCTATGTCGGCTCAGTCGCGGTTGGCGTAGTCCCAGACGCTCGTGGATGGAACCAGGAACTTCGGGCACAGCTGGTTCCGTCCGCAGCGGCAGTCGGTGACGAGGTCGGCTCTACCCTGAGCCGGTCGATTACCGCGAAGATGGGTGATGCCGGAACAAAGTCCGGAGGCGCATTCTCTGATACGTTCCGGAAGCGGATCAAAGCCGCGCTCGATGCCCTGCCGGCTGACGCTACCGGTCCTATCGCTGAACTCCGGGCCAAGCTTGAGGAACTAGCCAATACAGATATCATCGACGGAGACAAGGCCGTCCGGGAGCTAATCAAGGTCGATACCGCTCTCAAGGATGTCAGCAAGAACGCAAAGGATATCCGGCTATCATTCGATACCAAAGAGGCCAGGGCCCAGCTCGCGCTACTGCGCGCCGATATCGGCCGGGAGGGATCAGGCGGCAGCGGTAGCGGCGGAATCCTCGGTGGTATTGGCGGGCTGTTCGGCGGTGGAGCTGCGGCGGCCAGCCCATCGACCTCGGGCGGTGGCGGAGCCGGAGGTGCCGGTGCTGCGCTGTCGAATCCTTATGTGCTTACCGGCGCTATCGTGGCTGGCCTCGCCGCGATTCCGTTCGCAGCCCAGATAGCGGCCGGAGCTATCACCGCTGTACTTGGTGGGGCCATTCTCGGCCTCGGCGTTGTCGGCGCTATCATGACCGGCAAGATCACCAAGCAGTTTGATGAATTCAAGACCTCGGCTAGTAATGACCTCAAGAGTATCGGCGCATCCTTTGTCCCAGTCCTGCAGTCCATCTTGCGAACAGCCCAGGGGGTCCTCAGCTACCTAACGCCGGTATTCCGCGCTGCGGCTGCGACGATAGCCGGGCCGTTCCAGATCTTTGCGAATACGATCCTCAAGTCATTCATGCAGCCTGCCGTGAAAAAGGCGATCCAGGATATCGCCGTCGCATTCACGGCTGTGATGAAGGCATTCACGCCAGACATACCGGGCATAGCGACCTCGTTCGCACAGGCGATTTCCCGGCTCGCGCTCGCCGTCTCGGCTAACCCTAAGGCATTCGCGGACTTCCTGAATTTCTTCTTCCAGCTAATCATTATGCTGATCGACGCGCTGGCGTGGCTTACCCGGTTCGCGAATTACGTCGAGCAGAGGTTCATTCCGGCAGTCGGTCATTTCGTCAACTTCTGGATTCAGTCCGGCCACGATATCGAGTCGGCCTGGAACATTACCTGGAATAATACGATCGGCCGGACACAGCGCGGCATTCACGATATCGCCGCGCTATTTGACGATCAACGGCATCAGGTCGCCGCTCGTGTTAATCAGACCGGTGCTGATATCAGCAATTACTGGAATTCGATCTGGAACAATACGATTGGCCGGGCCCAGCGAGGCGTCCGCGATCTCGTGGATGTGTTCGGGACTATCCGTGGGCTAGTCGTGAATAGGCTCTCGTCGGCGGGCTCCTGGCTTGTTGGGGTAGGCGAGAGCATTATTCAGGGAATGCTGAATGGTATCGATAGCGCTATGCATGGGGTCGGTAGCTGGCTCAAGTCCCACGTTGTCGATCCTATTATCAACGCCGTCAAGCATTTCTTCGGTATCCATTCACCGGCCTCGGTCATGGTGCCGGTCGGTGCCAATATCATGCAGGGCGTTATTCAGGGCATGCTAACGTCCGGCGCTAACCTCGGCTCGCTCGTGGGGCAGATATTCGGCGGCTGGCCGCAGGCTCTCGGCTCGCTCGTCTCTAAGTCGCTTGTCGACGTCGCCAAGCTACCGTCCAAGGCGCTGAATGCGCTAGAGGGTATCGCAGGGAAGGCCGGAGGGATCGCTAGCAGCCTCTGGCACAAGATATTCGGCGGTGGTGGCGGAGGCGTTAATCAGTGGGCTGGGACGGTCCTCCAGGCGCTGAGCATGCTCCACCTCCCGATGTCGCTAATGGGCCAGGTCCTATATCAGATGCAGACGGAGAGCGGCGGCAATCCGAATGCGATTAACCTTACCGACATCAACGCTCAGATGGGCGATCCGTCGCGAGGCCTGCTTCAGGTAATCGGCGCTACGTTCTCGGCGTTCCACGTTCCCGGTACCTCGGGCAATATCTATGACCCGCTCGCGAACGTCGCAGCGGCTATTAACTACGCAATGCACCGGTATGGGCCGACGCTCCTAAGCGGCGGAATGGGTATGGGCTCCGGGCACGGCTACGACAATGGCGGCTGGTGGCCGTCCGGAACGTTCGGCTGGAACACTTCCGGGCAGCACGAGCTAGTCGTGACGCAGGATCAATTGCGGCAGGCCGCGCTCGATGGAGGCGCGACCTATCACGCTCACTTTGACGGGCTTACCGGGCAGGCGATTGAGGGCCACGTCCGGACGGCCTTCAATGCGATGGCAATAACGCAGGGGAATCTCCAGCGACAGGGCAGGAGGCGGTAATGTCAGCACCACCAGTGCCGCTCCAGATTAGCTATCAGGACCCCGATGGCAATAACTGGAATCTATCGGACCTATCGATGAAGAATGGTTATGTCTGCTCGGCTATCTCCGGAATCGACGGCCTGCCGGTAGCAATGCAGACTATTCCGCTGCTTGACGGAACGGCTATTCCCAATCTTTATCAGCCGCAGCCGGGCACCATCATACTGGCTATCCTCGTTGGGCGTCCGGCGAGCGATAGCGAGAATGATTACTATACGCTGCTTGACGCATTCGTGCGGGCATTCATCAATAGGCGTAACGAGGTGCCGGCTCCGGGCTATATCACTATTCAGCGGCCGGACGGCACGCAAAGACAGATAGCCGTCTATATGACTTCCGGGCTCGATACTCCGGAGGTCGGCCTCAATGATATGGCGCTGTATACGCTTACGCTTCAGACGCCTGATCCCTACTGGAGCGACCTTACGGAGAATCAGATCTCGTACGGGCTTGTTAATGCGGCTGGAATTCTCCCGCTCCTGCCTATTTCGCTTGCTGGCGGCGCTATATTCGGTGAGGATATTATTATCAATCCCGGTACCGGGCTCGCATATCCCACTTGGACGATTACCGGGCCGGGAACGCCGACTGTTACCAATAAGACTACCGGTCGCGTTTGGTCGCTGAATGCGCCCGTTCCGTCCGGGCAGGTAGTCCAGGTTGTAACAAAGCGAGGTCAGCAGTCCGCGTACAATGTCAGCACCGCTACCTCGGTGTGGGATTCGCTTGTGTACTCAACGCTCCGGGATCTATGGCCGCTAGTCGGCGGCAACAACGATGTACTGGTGGGAATGTCGGGAGCTACCGCCGCGACGCAGATAACACTTAACTGGACTAATCGCTGGAGCCGTGCGTAATGACTATCTCGCCCGCTCTTACCGGCTATACGCCGCCCGTCTCAGGATCGCAGGATCAGGTCTGGGTTGAATTCCTTAACAGCAGCCTTGTGAGCCAGGGTGTCATTCAGTTCGCTAACCTCTCGGCTACCCTCTATTACAACGCGGTCGGCTCGTGGACGATGCTCGTGCCGTATTCGGACGTCCTCTGGAATATGATTCAGTCCGGAGACTTTATCGTCAACGTCAACTGGCGGGGCCTCTTCTCGTTCGGCGGTAAATGCGAGCAGCCCGGATACATCGACTCGATTCCCAACTCAATAGGTGGCGGAGCCGCAGGAGCGTTCTCCGGCCCATTCATCTCGCTATCCGGCGCGGACTACCTAGCGATTGTAGGCAACAGGATCGCATACCCAAACCCTGCCGCCCTCTGGACCGCGCAGACGGCTACCGCGACGGACGCGGTCAGCGCTATGCCGCTGGAGACAGCTATCAAGCATTACGTCTCGCGGAACGTCGGCTCTGCGGCGCTTGCAGCCCGGCAGCATACGCTACTCGATATCGCCACAGACCAGGCTCGCGGGCCGAATGTCAGCTACACGGTTAAGTTTGGTACTGGCGTAGACCTTAACCTCATGGATATTATCCGGGCTCTCATAGCGCAGGCCGCGACTCCGATGGGAGTGCTGATTACCCGGAACCCAGCGACGCACAGGCTACTATTCGACGTATACATTCCACGGAATCTAGCCGGCAAGGCGTGGTTCAGCGAGGATCTCGGGAACCTCCCTGCGATTAACTTCTACATTGTGGACCCGACTTGTACTGATGCCCTGGTTCAGGGATCTGCCTCATTCATATCGCAGACGGCCTCGGCCACTACGCAATGGAACAAGACGGAAGCGTTTACGGATGATAGCTCGGAGACAGACGCGAATAACCTCAGGACTGTCGCATCGACCGCTCTGCTTACCGGAGCGCGAGGTCCCACGATGAGCGCGACGGTCTCCGACTCGCCATACCTAACGTTCGGCCGTGATTACGGCCTGGGCGATATCGTGTCTCTTGAGGTGCGGCCGGGAGCCGTCTATAGCGACGTTATCTCCAGCGTTACGCTAACGGCCGATCCGTCTCAGACGCCAATGCTATCGGTCGTACCGACAGTGGGGCAGAACGCTAACGCGACCGCTACCGATACGACTATCATCGGTCAGCTAACGCAGCGGATTCAGGCACTAGAAAGAAAGCTGGCGACGAAATGACTACGTATGACGCGAGGCCGTCTGCCTTCACTCAGCTTGCGGCGACTAGCGAATGGGAAGCGCTCCTGTCAATTACCGGGAAGGCGTCGGCCGTCGATGGCTCGGTTGGTAGCGCTATGGTGCCGTCGCTCGATACCGGAGGACGGAACGCCGTTATTGCGGACGGGAACGCTGTTATCAAGGGCATGCTGTGGCGCTGCGATGCTCCGGTCTCCACACCGATCCCTGCGGCTGCGGCGCAGAACCGGATAGACCGGCTCGTGCTACAGCTGAACCGTGGAGCTACAACGTCGCCTACGGTGATCCAGCCGGTAGTCGTTACCGGTACTCCTGCGGCCTCGCCGGTCATCCCAGCTCTCACCCAGACGACTGGCGGTATCTGGCAGCTTCCCATAAGCCACTGGACTTCTACGTCGACCGGAGCGCTTACCGGGCTCATCGATGACCGTACACTCGCGAACGATTCCTGGCACAATGTGGTCGGTGACACCGGCTGGAGCGCTCTGTCCGGATACGGGCCGCTCCGCTACCGGTTTACCTCGTCGGGCGAGGTCCAGTTCTCCGGAGCGACGCAGCACGCCAACTCGAATGCTGTTCTCGCTATCAATTCGGCTAACCCGCTACCGTTCGCCTACATACCTGTATCGAACAAGGTCGTGTCGGACGGCAACAATCCGCTCGCGCGGTATGCGGTCGATTACCGTACAGACGGAATTCTGTACGCGATTACCAATAGCAATACGCCTACGGCTACTCAGGCCATAGTGGATAAAGTAGTCCCAATCATTGGAGTCTGATGAGCGATCCGGAAAGGAAGCAGCGGCGTAAGCCCTACACGCACTGGCGTCCTGTTGACAAGGTAGCGCTCGTGCTGGCAGTATCGCTTGGACTGCTGGGAAGCCTAATCTTGATTGCGACAATGGTCCAGATTATAGATCATCAGACGCCGGACCTTACGCTATCCGAGAATGCTACGCAAATCCTTATTGCGGTCTCCGGTGGGATCACCGGGCTGCTCGGCGCTTATGTCGGCCTTAACCGTGACCGGAGGCGGGGAGGTGATGATGATGACGAGCCGTAACTAAACCCGTCAATAGCGGGAGCGTAGAATACCGGATGAAAGGTATGAGCATGTCGATAGGGGCGATATGTGGAAGATACCGACCACGATTATTGCGGCGGCGGCAGGTTCCGTCATCGGTACCGTGTCGGTATTCCTCATTATCAAGTATATGCCGATTGAGCGGCTACCGGATGACGTCAAGGATACGCTTTCGTCTATCTGGACCGCAGCCCTATCGATAGCCGGAGGAATGATAGAACACTGGCGTATCGAAAGGAAAGCCCAGAAGCTCAAAGAGGAAGAGGAAGCGCATGGTTAGCATTCCGGAATTCATCGAGGAAGCCCGCACTCGCCACGATGAGCGAGTCGGGCGAAGGCATGAGAGGCAGGACAGGCGGCACGCTCGCCGCGTCCGCTTCGGAGAGCTATTCGACCAGTCCGACCTGGACGATGGGGAGGTGATCCTGGAGGACGTAGAGCCGTCGCCTGAGCCTGCGGAAGAGATGAGCGAGCCGTGGGACTCCGGCGAAAAGCCTACGGCCCAGATCCGTGAGCGGATCACTGCGTACCAGGACGCGCTAGCTAGGTGGCGCGAGCGGCACCCAGAAGAGCCGGTGGGCGATCCGGAGGAAGCCCCAGAGGAAGCGGAGGTAAGCGAATAATGGCAGTCAAGGAAAAGTGGATGCCGTCGCCACATTACTCGTCCTCGCGAGGACCGTACAATGTGGCGGTATTCCACACGACGGAAGGTGCGATGACTATCGAGTCGCTCGGCTCGTGGTTCGCGAATCCTTCCGCTCAGTGCTCCAGTCACCACGGGGCCGATAACTCGTCGGCCGGGCTGCTCGGCGCTTACGTCTACGAGAACCACAAGGCGTGGACCCAGGGCAACGCGAACCCCTGGTGCCTCTCCCTGGAGATGTGCGCCTACGCCTCGTGGTCGCGCTCTACCTGGCTGGGAAAGCCGACCCTACTCAACAACGCGGCGGACTGGCTCCGTCACATCTGCGACAAGTACAAGATCCCCTATACCGTCCTCAGCAACAGCCAGGCTCAGTCGGGTACGGTCAAGGGGATCTGCCAGCACGTCAACTTCGGCTCGATGGGAGGCGGCCACCACGACGCGGGCTCTGGCTTCCCGCTAGACGAGGTTATCAAGCGAGCCAGGGGAGGCTCCACCACACCACCGCCCGACTCAGGAATGGCAGGTATCAACATGCCGGCAGTAGCTCTTCTCAACGGCAAGCTCCACCAGGCAGGCGTCTGGAACGACGGACGCCCACACTACCAGTTTGAGGGCGAGGGCTGGTACCAGATCGACACCGCCAGCCCGCCTTTCAAGGCCAAGAGCGGCGCGGACATTACCGTCAACCAGGCCAACGGCCTGATCGTGGTCGCGGTCACCGGCCTAGACGGAAACCTCTGGACCTTCCAGCAGCGGGTGGCCGACCCTGGAGACGGCCCGGCACTCAAGGGCAAGTGGGGGAAGTACAACAGAGGCGGCCACGCAAGCCTACGGTAGGGAGGCGTCATGTCAGAAGGACCAGAGGGACCTCCCGGACCCCAGGGACCACCAGGACCTACCGGCCCACAAGGGCCAGCTGGCCCACAAGGGCCAAAGGGAGATCCGGGAGAGGGAGGGACAGGAGGATCGGAAATGCTAGAAGGCAGTGGATGGCGAGTCAAGTGGAGCGACGGCTCGCTAGAGATGGTCGCCTCGTGGGCCATGGACGCAGACGCCATGGTGCCATACGTCCTGGCCGATGACGGCAAGTCTCTCGTCTCGGCCGCAACAAGGGGAGAGTACACGCTTTCCCATCCGCAGCAGTTCACAAGGTCGGCGGGATAGGAGACCGGCCATTTTCACCCTCAATCAGCTCTTCAAGATGGAGATGGATCAGCTCTGTCTAGAGCGCGAGACTACTGATCCTGATCCGGATATGTGGCGCTGGAGCCCGCTAGAGCTAACTGAATTCGACCGGATGCTTACGGTCGCGGTTCAGCTACTATCTCGCGGGCTCCGGCAGCTATTCTTCGCGGAGGCCGGCTGCGGTATTGGGACTAAGCTCTACCTCGCGAAGCACTATCACAATCTTCACGAGACTGGCTATGAGATTAGCCGCGAGTACCTCGTCAAGGCAGGCGAGCTAGGCGTCAACGCCTACCGGTGGGATCTCCGCGAGAAACACCCGCCGTGGTCGCATTTCAATATCGTGTACATCGCCCGGCCATTCAAGGATGACGCTGTCGAGGTCGCCTGGGAGAACGAGGTGTGCGAGAGCATGCGGCCGGGATCGGTGCTCATCTCGGCGTACTCGGCGCACAAGCCGTACAGCTGGCCATGCTTCTACCGGAGGCCGTTCCGTGGGGTCTGGATGAAGCCGCGCGCCGCGTCCTACACGCAGATGATCAGGCGCACGGAGCCCACAGACCCGCTCGTAGGCGAGCCGGGGCCGCGAGGCTTACCGGGAGCCGTCCGGAGGGCTCTCCGGCCGTCTCCGTCGCCCTCCGGGCCGTCGCGAGGCCGCTTCGCGGAGCCCGGAGGGGAGCCGATCTCTAGACTGGGCCGTGCGCCCCACTCAGATGGCTCAGGAGCGCATCGGGGGTATAGCCGGGCCATCGGTACTGAAACCACTGGTCAACTCGTTAGGAGCTGGCTCCGGGGCTCCATCATGCCCAGGAATTGGGTCGGGCTCGGCGGATAGGAGGGAGACCTCTGCCTGTCCAAAGGTTATGCAGGTCTGAAGCTCGCGGATGCCCTGCTCTGGCTGGATCTCGTCGGGTAGCCGGAGCGTAACGAGGTACCTGACCGTGTTCATGTGTTCATAGCTCATCCCCATGACACCCCGTGATCGTGATCGACGTCCTCCTGGAGATGAAGCGCGTGAAGCTGCCGGTGGAAGGCTCGCCAGCATTCCTCAACGTAGTCGCTAATGAAGAGGGATTCCGGGTCAAGGCCGGGCAGCCCGCCGAGGTTCTCACCGTGCCGCAGGGACATGTGACGGCAGAAGGTCGCGCGGTCCATATTCTCTGCGGCCTGGACCACGACGAGGTCATCGTTTTCCACATGTTCCTCGCGGTGCTCGCTGGTAGTCGTCATTACGGTCTCCTAATCGGGATCGATAACCCACATATTGTTAATCATTACCGGCGTGCCGAATCCGGCTATCCGGAATCCGGCGATAACCACGACGTCGTGGTTGACGTGAATAGTCTGGAGTTTCTTTAGCAGTCCAGGGAACTTCCACCTATTGACACGGCCATAAACCTCCTCATCGCTCTCGTCGTACATATGGAGGGTAGCTCGCTTGATTAGATCGGGCCGCTTTAGCTCCGCTAGGATCTCTTCGACCTCGCGGCCGGAGCGGCTCCGTTCGTCCTCAACGATATCCTTATATTCAACTCTCCGGACTACGCCCATATAAACCACCGCAGGTCCAGGAGCGAAACGCCGGGTAGTATTCTTTACCACTTCCATAACGGCTAGATGCTCACCGTTATGCGTCGGCTGCGGGACCGCTTTCTGCTGCCTGAGCCATCGGTCTACAGCCGCCAGTTTCTTCTCGGTACGGTAGAGCCCGAACGGGTCATTGGCTGCCGCGAATTCGGCCATGCGCTCGGCTGTCTTCGGACCTATGCCCTGTATGCGGGTCAGGTCATAGAAACTCTTCCAGCCGCCATCCGGCTGCTCGGCGTCTATCCGCTCGGCCATTTTCTTGCCGATCTTCGGGACCTGTTCCCATCCGGCGAGTAGCTCCTGCCGCCTTAGCTCCGGCCGGTCGCTTGTTACGATGTGCGGCGTCCAGGTCCGGCGCGCATACCTCGGGTCCGGAGGCCGTACGTCTATCGAGTGGGCGAGGGCATCCCGCATTAGCCGGAACTGGGTCTCTGCTTTCGACGCCTTCGCGAGCGAGGCCGCATAAAACTCAAGCGGGTAATTCGCCTTTAGCCACGCCGTCCAGAATGCGAGCATCGAGTAGCTTATGGCGTGGGCGATGTTGAACGAGTAGGTACCGGACGTCACAAGCCGCTTCCAGATCTTATCGGCTAGCTCGCGGTCTACCCCATAGCCGTCCGCTGCGCCCTGAGCGAACTGATCGTATGACATCTGGAAAGCGGCTTCGCCCATTTTCTTAGAAATGATACGACGGATCTGCGAGACAGAGAACCAGTCGAATCCGCCCATCTCTTTGAGGATGCGGAGAATCTGCTCCTGATATATTATCTGCCCGTAGGTATCGCGCGTGATCTCATCTACGAGCGGATGAAGGCTCTCTGCTTTCTTACGCCCATGCCGGACGTCCACGTAGTCTGCGGTCTGTCCGGAAAACAGCGGGCCAGGACGCGATAGCGCATTGACGTCTGTGATATGCATGAAGTGATCTGGCCGGACGTCTCGGTTGACGAGCCGAGTAGCTCTACCCTCAAACTGAAACACGCCGATGACGTCTCCGGTACGGAAAATCTCGATAGCTCCAGGGTCAGTATCGGGAATC